ACCCAAAGAGCTGTATAAGTTTCTAACGCTAAATCAAGGTGTGCATTGGTCAGAGAAAAGATGGATGGCTCGTTTCATGAATGCCATCCATCAACCACCTGAGTATATTTTACCTTCTATCAATCCATTCGATTATGATATTACTACGTTTGATATATGTAGTCTAAGCATCATGTATTGTGGGTTAGGTAGGCAAACATTTGATAAGTGGCAATGTTGGGATGATAATGCCAACGATGTTGATACTCGTAACTTTGAAGATTTGTACGGAGAAATCCATTTGAATCTTGATCGTCCACGAACTGTCACACCACCACTTGAATATATTAAGTACTGTAAAGAACACAATGTGATTCCATATGGTACGCATGTTGCACTAGGCAATGCAGTAGATTTGCCTAATAGGCTCGGCATGTATAGAGAAGTCATGCATAATAACTTAATAGAAACACAGAGTACTGTTAGGTTAACGCTAACATGAATTTTTCGTTAGTTTATAACAACTCCGGAGACTCTATACCGTTTGTGTCACAGAGCCCCGGTACTTTTGAAATGTTAGAACACTACGTGCAAAAGCTAAATGATAATAATCATAATGTATTTGAAATCATCAATGCCCCAGGTATTGATGCACAGTGTAAGGAGTTACGCGATTGTATAACAGATATTAATTCGTTTATATATCCGTTTATTGACAAGCATCTACCGATATTACAAGATACTGAAAGTTGCTTTGATCAATATTTACTTAATAAGTTACATGCTGATTGGGTGAATAGCCAGAGTGTGGAATATAATCTTAAAGATAAGAAAGAAAAATATGGCGATGTTAGTGATTTAGTTAATGATATTTGCGAGTTGTATCCGGATGATTTACTAGTAGGCACAGTTGCATCAGTTTTGTCTAGACTTGGATTACATGAGAGATACGGTAAACTAAATGAAATCATCCACGACGTGGAGCGGTTATTCAATAGGATTCCATATCGCTATTTAGGTGACGACTGGGGCGTCCGGATTGATAACCATTTTAGTAAATCACTAGCAACAAATGATATTTGTCATTTTAATATTCCTTTTAGTCATCTTGGAAGACCACTTTATGGAAAGTTTGAAAACTTTGATATAAACTTTGAACACGATGATGAAAATTCGTTTGATGAGCTATTGGGGTTTGTGGCATTGTCATTGAAACAACCACAAACGATACCATTTAGCAAGGAGTATGTTGCATGGTGTGATAAACATAATAGAACACCATCAAGTAGAAATATAGGAATTGGTAATATTGTTGATTTGCATAATAACCTCACTGAGTATAGAACGATTGTATACAGAAATATGCACGACACGTTCAGCATTGAGATAGTGTAATGCAAGAAATTTATGTTCATGACTACAATGCAATACTATCGAAAGATTTTGTATTAAATGCAGGCGAAACAGAATTTCTAATATTAGATCATATCTTAGAATTTGAGATTGATTTATCTAACCCAATTTTAGATATGTTATTTGGACATTACAATTTAGATACAGTGTTGTGGGTAAATGTTGTAGACGATAGACTGTTAGCTAAGTACCCAGGACTGAAATATCATAGCTTAAAGAATCATAGATTTTTTAGGAAGTTAGAAAATAGGAAATACGAATATGCTGAGCCAACGTTCGAACATTTTATATGTTCGTTCAACGGATCGAAGAGCATAGGACGGAGACTATTGTTAAATGCACTTAATAGTTACGGATACTACAATGTAGATTCTGTTACTAAAAATGAAAGTTATACAAAAGATGAAATAGACGGGTACATAATAGAACACGCTGGTAAACATTTGTTACCATTTTTTATTAACGACGAGGTTGACTTTGAGTCAACTATTAATAGCATCGATTATCATCGGTTTGATCATAGTCGGAACGTTGATACACTCTCGAATATTATAACGTCGAGTTTTGTTCATGTAGTAAGTGAAACACTGCCAACATGTCAATATCCTTTTGTGACTGAGAAATTTTTATATAGTGTAGTGAATCGTGGACTATTTGTAGCATTTGCACAACCCGGATGGCATAAACATTTACGAGATTATTATGGATTTAAATTATACGATACAATATTTGATTACTCGTTTGACAATCAAACAAATCCAGTATTGCGCGTATTAGAATTATTAGCAATGTTATCAAAGTTTCAAAACTTAAACTTTGAGAATAAAAGAGATCTATATCTCTTAGAGATTGATAACATTAACTATAACTTTGCACACTTTACTAGTGGCAAGTATAAAGAACACCTAGGAGAAACACATGAGCACGAAACCGTTTGATGTAAGCAAGTTTAGAAAAAGTATCACAAAATCAATTGACGGCCTAACAACAGGCTTTCACGATCCAAGCGATTGGATCTCAACAGGTAACTATGCACTTAACTATCTAGTTAGTGGAGACTTTAATAAAGGTGTTCCACTTGGGAAGGTAACGATATTTGCAGGTGAGTCTGGAGCAGGCAAAAGTTACTTTGCTTCCGGTAACATTGTTAAGAATGCACAAGAGCAAGGTATCTTTGTTGTATTAATTGACTCAGAGAATGCACTTGATGAAAAGTGGTTACATGCACTTGGCGTTGATACAGACGAAAGTAAGTTAATTAAGTTGTCAATGTCAATGATTGATGACGTAGCTAAAACTATTAGCACGTTCATGAAAGACTACAAAGCACTTGACGAAGAAGATCGCCCTAAGGTTTTATTTGTAATTGATTCACTTGGTATGTTACTTACACCAACAGACGTTAAGCAGTTTGAAGCCGGCGACATGAAAGGTGATCTTGGTCGTAAGCCAAAAGCTCTTACAGCACTAGTTCGTAACACTGTAAATATGTTTGGCGCGTACAATGTAGGCTTAGTAGCAACTAATCACACATACGAAAGCCAAGACATGTTCAACCCAGATGAAGTTATTAGTGGTGGACGTGGATTTATCTTTGCATCTTCAATTGTAATCGCAATGAAGAAAATGAAACTTAAAGAAGACGAGGATGGTAATAAAACAACCGAAGTACACGGTATACGTGCTGGCTGTAAAGTAATGAAAACACGTTATGCGAAGCCATTTGAAAACATACAGGTTAAGATTCCTTATAAGACTGGCATGAACCCTTACAGTGGCCTGTTTGATTTAGCTGACCAAAAGAAGTTACTAGAAAAAGTAGGTAACAGCTATGTATATGTTACAAGAGCCGGCGAAGAAATCAAAGCCTTCCGCAAGAAGTGGGAACGGAACGAAGACGGTATCCTGGATAAGCTAATGGCAGACATGACTATGTCGGACCAAGTTGAACTTGAAGAAGGTATAGATCTAGATGAAGTATTTGACAACATCGAAGAAGATACGCAAGTATAATTTCTTGGTAATGTTTTATAACGATATATAAAGCAAACCGCTTAGGAGAATAGTAGATTGGAATTAGATATAGAAGTACATTTACAAGTTTGGAAAGAATTAAAACCGCACCTGATGGGCGGTGATGTTACGGCCGCCGCAGAAGATTTTATACATGTCTTGTTAGAGCACGGTATCGATGCAAACGAAGTTATAAAGTACGCAGTAGACAGTGATTTGAAATCGGTCCTAAGGGAATTTGCAGATGATGAACACTTCGACGAAGAAGAGAATGAATGGCATGAGTACGAAAGTGAGGATGACGGCCGGTAATGGTTAGATATAATCAAGTTGTTACAAACGTAGCATTAATCCCTAACTTTATAGATTACTATGAAAGAGAGTTAGTGGAAGCTAAACGCGATGTTATTATCAGCGGCAGCGTAGAAAAACAACTTCGGGATCTGCCCGGCATTACGGAACATCGTTTTAATCAATTGCAAGAAATTGAAGCATTACTTAATTTTCTAAACGTGCAGATTAGGAAAACCCGACACACACATTATAAGAAGTTCCTTGAAGGCTACGCTAAAGCACTATCAAGTCGTGACGCTCAGATATATTCAGATGCAGAGGACGAAGTAATTGACAGTGAAGTTTTAATAAACGAAGTGGCGTTACTACGCAACAAGTTCTTAGGTGTAATGAAAGGAATCGAAGCCAAGAACTTTCAATTGGGCCATATTGCACGTTTGAGGACAGCCGGGCTTGAAGATATAAGCGTCTAATAGATTAAACTAGTAGATAAATAAAGTTAAATATTAGGAGATATTCAATGGCTTTACGTACATTTCGCATTATGGGACAAGCATACGCATCAACTGGCGATGTATCAGTTGTGGCAGAGTTCGATGGTGTAACAGTTCATGATGGGATTGTACCAACAACATCCAGCGTAGAACCTAGCCAGAACACAGCACGTGATGTAATGATAGAATTCAACGTAGCGGATACTCTCTATAACAATGTTGTACCAAGTTCATTTGCGGTGTCAGGCGGCGTATTCATTATTGCAGGTATAATGGCCAATAACACTAAGTCCGATAATCTCGCTGAATTTAACTATTTGTGGCAGACAGCAAATCAATCACCGTCAAAAACAAATATATCATTAGATGGTATATTAGTAGATATTATCGAAGCATACGGTTGGCACTACCGAGTACCAGATGGGTCAACAATGACGATAGATTGGAGGCTTCCAGAGCCACCCTTAGGTACGGACCTTCCAGGCCATATTAAAATTACAGCGGATTTGTGTGTTGTTGGTAAGGAATACAGAATTCGTAATGCAGGCACAACAGATTTTACAACAATGGGCGCGGCTGACAATCTCCCTAATACCGTCTTTGTGTGTACAGCAACAGGCGCCGGTACTGGCACATCACATCCAACTGGTAAGTAACCCCAATAAAACCAACGACTTAGCGTCTAATAGAATCAACGACTTACAACTATTTTACTAACTCTAGTAAAATCAATGACTTGCAACTAAAATTAGTTCGTCTCAAAGGTAGACCTTTCGAGTACATTTGCTATAATTAGTACAACAGTTAGGCAAAGACCCAACTACTATTAATCAGAACTTACAGGAGTTCGCAATGCAAGTAATAATCAACCAAGGCGAGTATCGCGGAGTAGAAGTTCACAACCAAGCATTCGAAATGGTTGCGGATGTTAAAGAAGGTGCGCGAGGCCATTTCATTACAGTCCGTCCAAATGCCGAGATAGGTGAAGGGCGCGACAAAATCCGTATTAAAGTATTACCACAGAATATTGAATACCCAGAAGGTGTTCAACTTAGTACTTCCCCTGTAGCCGAAGCGGTGCAGTTAGCCGTACCAGCTAAAATAGAAACTGACGAAGAGGTTATTGCACGTATAGCAGACCGCTTCGAGATTCTAGAGGAAATGACTGCCGCGGCAATTGAAGCCCAGATACGCGGAATGATAGTTGTAGGACCTCCAGGCGTTGGTAAATCGTATGGTGTAATACGCCAGCTAGAGAAAGCTCATTTATTTGATAAGGTTGCTAACCGCATGCCTAAATTTGAAATTGTTAAAGGCGCAATGTCAGCACTAGGTCTGTACATGAAACTCTACAACAATAACGATAAGAATCAAGTTATTGTGTTTGATGATTGTGATGGAATTTTAATGGACGACCTGAGTTTGAACTTGCTGAAGGCAGCACTAGACAGTGGCAAGAGGCGTAAGATATGTTGGAACTTAGATTCTAACGCACTCCGCGCTGAAGGTATTCCAGATAACTTCGACTTTAAAGGTAGCGTGATCTTTATCACTAACATACAGTTTGATAATATCCGCTCTAAGAAGTTGCAGGATCACTTGTCAGCACTTCAGTCACGTTGTCACTAC